GTTAGACGTTGAAGAATTAAATGGCTGGATCGAACACGAACTTTCCAGTCTTCACGAAGGCTACAAGGAGTGGAACAATGGCAATGGATAAATTAACTCAGGAAATCCACCGGATCATGGAGGAGGGCAAGAAATCCCGACTTCACGGTTGGACTATGCGTGATATAGTAAGTAAAATCACAGCCTCCTTCGGGGAAGAAGCCGGAGGGAAGGCTGAGGAGTACATCATTAAATTGTGTGGCTACGGTCCCACTCCAAAGGAGACTAAAGATGTTTGATCACGATGCAATTAACTTCCAAGTTCAGAAGGTTCCACTCTACACTAACCAAGGACCGGGAAATCCTTACATGAGCGATGAGTATGGTCAGGTTCCTGATAGTATAGGTGTAGGAATACAGAAAGACGATGGCACTATGCTGGGTATTGTCTCTGATGCTTACGAAGTTGTGCAGTATCCAGACATCGTTGAACAGATCGAGGAAGCCTTAGTTATCTCTGGTATAGATATGACTGATGCTCGCTTCGATACTAATGTATACAACAATGGAGCACAGCTTGAGCTTCGGGCTAGGTTTCCCGCTCATAAACAGTATTTAGATGGGAGACAAGATGACGTAGAGCCTGAGTTTTGTTTTCGTACTAGTCAAAATAGGACATGGGCGAACAATGGAATGATGGGGCTGTGGAGATCGATGTGTTATAATACTCTGGTGAGCGGTGACAAGCTGGCCTATGTGTATGGACGACACACAAAGAACTTTAATGTTCCAGCTTTTGCTGCAAAAATTAAGAGAGCAGCAGAGTATATTGCTTCTGATGGTATGGCTGAGATGAGAACATGGTATCATACTCCGGTACAGAGAGAGCAAGCTATCAATCTGTTTACCAAAACACTTGCATCTCGAATAGATAATGTTAAACGTGAGAAGGTTGCTAACAAAGTTATGTTGTCTAGTCTAATGAAAACCTTTGATGAGGAGAACCGACATATCCTTGGTCGGGGATCTTACGAGGGCTACGGTAAGAGAGATGAGGGTACACTCTGGACAGCCTATCAGGCTGCTACTTCTTGGTCTACTCATGTAGATAAACCAAGTACAAAGGTTATCCGGGAAGATAAAGTACGGAAGATGTTAGCCTCTGATACTTGGAAACAACTTGCAGCATAAATTAACTGGGGGTGGGTTCGCTCACCCCCTTAACTTTAAGAGGTAGATATGTCTAAGATAAAAAACTGGATCATGGAAATGGAGGAACATATTTACGATGCTATTGAAAACGGAGCGAGTAATGTTGAGGAAGTTTCCATATATGTTGAGAGTAAAATGAATGCAGTAGATAAACATTACGTCAGTAAAGTTTACAAAGAACTTGCAGAGTTTGGAAGTTATCCTCGACTAGATTTGTAAACTAAACAGGAGGGAACAGATGTCTTTTATAATTATACAACACGATTATCTCTGCCGATTCGAGGAGATAGATGCCATGATTGATGACGCAGGAGAGAAGTTAAAAACTTTCAAGACAGAGGAGGACGCTCGTCTCTTCCTTCACCGTCACGGTCTTGAGGGTTTCGAGGATGGTTTCCCTTATCAAATAAGGGTTTCTCGCCTACACTAACGTCACGTTTTTACTTGACACGGGAGAAGGAAAAGTGTATAATGACATCACCTGAAGAATTACAGGAGATACGTCGAATAAGAAAGGAACTTGAAAAGGAATTTCCAACTCATGTTGTGAACCAACTCAATAGAGTTTTCCAAGAGTTAGAAGTTCTACGAGATCGTCTAGCTAAGTTAATTGAAATTACGGAGAAGAATAATGTTAGAAGAGAATGCCTACATGAATCAGACTACTACTGAATTAAATGTTTTAAGAAAACAAGTTAACCAACTTAAAAAGATTATTGAAAATAAGAATGTTACAATTACTAAACTTAGATCAGAGTTAACTGATGTAAAACAAGATAGAAGTAATATGCTTACAGAGTGGGCAGAGATGGAACACTACTATGTTAGAGAGTCTTATAAAAATACAAAAGAGGAAGAATAAGATGCCTAAGAATTTATGGCAGAAAGAACGGGGTGCTATCTTTCGTGACTTGGTACGTCAATATAGTGAGGAGGGTTATAATAACAAGGAAGCTAAAAGATTAGCTCGACAAGAGGTCGATGAAATTATGGAGGACAAGGATGACTTCGTAAATGAAATATGGGCAGAGCAATTCGATGATTGCTAAATGGCAGTTACTATTAAGGAAGGAGAGTGGTGATGTGGTTATCCAAAATTTTCAAACGAGGAGAGAAGCGGAAGAAGAAATCGAAAACAGGAGATCACTCACCGTACATCTTGGAACCAACCCTGAGGAAGTTTATCATGTCGAAAGAGCAGGAAGGAAAAGACATTCTTATCGAAGTTTATAAGTCAAAAGATAGGAGAAGTTTTCAACTATCGTTTCGAGACGAATGGATGAAGATGGAGAAAGTTGACAAGGTTGAAACACTTGTCTCTCTGGAAAAGGAAATAGCTGGATACAGACGAGACATCTGTAACGAACTATTCACTCACAACAAAGGTAGATTATAATGGCACAACAGAAAGCAGTAATGGGTCCATGTCCCAAGTGCAAATCCAAAGATAATCTTGCTACTTACCCTGATCATACTTGGTGTTTCGGTTGTCAAACCTTCACTGTTCTGGAACAGGAAACTCAAACAGAAACTAAGGTAATTCCCATGAACAGCCACATTAAACATACATTTAAAACAGCAGACATTCCTGACCGGAAGATTACTGCTGATACCTGCAAGAAGTACGGCGTCACGGTAGCTCTTGATGGTCTGGTTGTTACTCAACATAAATATAATTACTACGATAAAGATGGTAATCACACAGCAAGTAAGTTTCGTAACACAAAGATGAAAGACTTCTGGTCTGAAGGACCGTTGGATGAGTGTGGTCTATTCGGGCAGAATGTCTTCAATCAATCTGGAAAATATATTACTGTATGTGAAGGTGAGCTGGATGCCATGAGTGTCTTCCAACTTACAGGATCTAAGTATCCCGCTGTCTCTATAAAAAATGGTGCTGCCTCTGCCCTGAAGAACTGCAAGCAGTGGCTTGACTATCTTAATAAGTTTGAGACAGTGGTACTGTGCTTCGATAATGATACTCAAGGTAAAGCAGCAGCTACTGAAGTAGCCCGACTGTTCGAGCCTAACAAATGTAAGATTGTTTGTCTTGAAATGAAGGATGCCTCGGAGTATCTCAAGACTGGACAGGCTGAGAAGTTTATCCGGGCTTGGTGGGATGCTAAGACATATACTCCTGCCGGTATTGTTAACCTAGCTGATCTTGGGGAGAGTCTCTACGATGAAACTCACCACGAGATTTGCATGTATCCTTGGTCAAAGCTAAATGAAAAGACCTATGGTATACGTACAGGAGAGCTGGTGACCTTCACAAGCGGTGCTGGTATGGGAAAAAGTAGTGTGATGCGTGAGCTAATGTATCATATTATGGGAAGCACTCTTGATAACATAGGCTTGCTTGCTCTGGAGGAAAGCACTCGCTCCACTGCATTCAATATCATGTCTGTTGAGGCTGATGCTCGACTGTATATCAAGGAGGTACGTGATCAGTATACTCCTGAACAACTAAGAGATTGGCAATCCAAGACCGTAGGAAGCGGAAGGTTCTTTGCCTTCGATCACTTCGGTTCAATCAGCAACGATGAGATACTTGATCGAGTCCGATACATGGCAAAGGCTCTTGATTGTAAGTGGGTCTTTCTGGATCACCTTTCGATACTAGTATCTGGTCAGGAAGATTTCGGTGATGAGCGGAAGTCTATCGATATACTTATGACCAAGCTCCGATCTCTGGTAGAGGAAACTGGTATAGCTTTGCTACTTGTCAGTCACCTCCGCAGACCGGGTGGTGATCGAGGTCACGAGGAAGGTCGGGAGGTGTCTCTCTCCCATCTACGTGGCTCTGCCAGCATAGCTCACCTGTCTGATAGCGTCATAGCTTTGGAGCGCAACCAGCAAGCAGAGGATGCAGTGGAAGCCAACACAACCACTGTTCGTATCCTTAAGAATAGATACACCGGGGATACTGGTGTTGCTTGTCACCTACATTACAATAAGGAAACTGGTAGAATGACACAGATAGATAACCCCTTCTTGGAGGATGAGGAATGATTATAGAAATAAATGGTAGATATATATGTAATTTATGTGGTTATGAGTGGAGTGCTATGTTAGGAGACGATGAAATTCCAACTCAATGTGATTGTGATGAAGGAGATGGACATCTGGCCTGTGATGGCTGGCCCAATTGTGATGCGTTTCCTGATCTATGTTCTTATAATGGTCATCAGTCTCAGCTTGTGGGTCACAAAGATTAAAGGAATGAACCAAATGTCAGTTAGAAAACCATTCAATAAAACTCTATACGATATAGCCGACACCAAAGCTAAGAAGCAGATGGTAGGTTGGCTTAAGGATCACGATCACTCTAACATAGCTACCGATGAGACATACTACTTTGATATTGTCTGCACGGTAGATGGCGATCTTCCCAGAGTACTCTACGAGGTAGAGGTAAAATATTCTTGGAAAGGAGAATGGCCTGACTCTTGGGATGAGATACGTATCCCTGAAAGAAAGAGAAGGCTTCTGAATAAATGGCAAGAGGAATGTCCTGATGACATACTAACATTCGTTGTGTTTCGGAATGATTGTAAGAAGGCTTGGCATATAGATGGTCACACCCTTCTTGAATGTGATGTGAGAGAGGCTTCCAACCGTAACATTCGGAAGGGAGAAAAGTTCTTCCATGTCTCAACCAGTGATGCTTACCTGATGGATATGACCTATGATGAAAGCAGTTGTTGATATAGAGACAGACGCTCTTAATGCAACAAAAATACATTGTATAGTAGCCCAGCACTATCAGACAGGAGAGACAAGACAATGGGTTGGCGATGAGTGTGCTCAGTTTGGTGGTTGGTCAGGCAAGATAGATCAATACATCATGCACAATGGCATTAGCTTCGACGGTCCTATCCTTAATCGTCTGGCTAATGCCAAGATCCGCCCTGATCAAATACGAGATACGTTAATTGAATCTCAGTTATATAATCCTGTTCGAGATGGAGGACATTCCCTCCAATCGTGGGGTGAGAGATTAAATTATACCAAGGGAGAATTCCACGAGTTTAGTGAGTACAGTCCAGAGATGTTGGAGTACTGTATACGTGACGCTGAGTTAACTCGAAAGCTAGGGGTTAGTCTGGAAAAGGAAGGAAGGATCTTCAGCCCACAAGCCTACGAATTAGAACGTCAGATAAGGTCTATAATAGATAAACAACAAGACAATGGCTTTGCCTTTAATCTTATGGAAGGACAAATCCTTCTAGCTCAACTGGAAGATGAACAACATCAGCTTGAAGCTCAGGCTAATGATATGTTTGCACCTACCGAGGTGCAGCTAAAAACCAAGGTTAAATATATTCCCTTCAACATCTCCAGTAGAAAACAGATTGCTGAACGTCTGATGGAGAGGGGATGGGAACCCAAGAAGCATACAGACAAGGGTAACATTATTATCAATGAGGAGGTTTTGTCTAAGATCAAAGATATGCCTGAAGCTCAGATGTTTAGCAGATACTTCCTGCTTCAGAAGCGTACCGGATTACTCAAGTCTTGGATACAAGAGTGTCAGGAAGATGATCGAGTTCACGGTAGGGTTCTTACTCTGCGTACTATTACAGGTAGGATGGCTCACCATAAACCTAACATGGCTCAAGTTCCGGCGGTGTATAGTCCCTACGGGAAGGAGTGTAGGTCTCTCTGGACAGTATCGAATCCAGAGACACATCAACTTGTAGGAACCGATGCTAGTGGTCTGGAGCTTCGCTGTCTGGCCCACTATCTGGACAGTAAGCTCTTTACAGAGGCGGTTCTTACAGGAGATATACACACAGCTAATCAGAAAGCGGCTGGTCTAAAGACAAGAGATCAGGCAAAGACTTTTATCTATGCCTTTCTCTACGGAGCAGGAGCAACCAAGATAGGTAAGATAGTAGGAGGGTCTTCTCGAATTGGGCGTGAACTCATAGAAAAGTTTCTAAAGAATATTCCACCCTTGAAGGAACTCAGAACTAACATACAGGAAGCAGCTCAGAGTGGTATGATCAAGGGTCTGGATGGTCGAAGGTTACACATCAGGTCTGACCATGCTGCTTTGAATACTCTTATCCAAGGGGCCGGGGCAGTTGTCTGTAAACAATGGCTAGTGGAAATGGATAAGAGAATACGAAGGTCAGGGCTGGATGCCAAGCTAGTAGCCTCAGTACATGATGAATATCAGTTCGAGGTAGCCAAACCTGACGTTGAAAGCTTCGGTAAGATAACAAAGGAAGCTATCAGTTCTACACAGGAGATCCTAAACTTTAAATGTGATCTGGACTCCAGTCACAAGGTTGGTTCTAACTGGTCGGAGACGCACTAATGACAGATCAATTTGAAATGTTTTCAGATGTAGTGTCAATAGATAAAAGTGAAGGAACAAGAGTTTGCAAATACTGTGCGAAAGAAAAAAGTTTAAAAGATTTTGCACTTGGAATGTTTAGAGCTGATGGATCACAAAAACTTAAAAATATCTGTAAAATCTGTGACAACGAACGCAGAAAGTTCGCACGGGATGTAAGAAAGACACATATAAGACCAGATGATTACTGCTGTCCTATTTGCCTCGCTGAAGACAGCGAGATTAGAAGTAGAATACGGGACGATGATGTCGACCCCCGGCACCCGAATTTACAAACATGGGTTGTAGACCATGATCGAAAGACAATGACGTTTAGAGATTGGTTGTGTGACCATTGCAATAAGGGACTAGGTATGTTTCACGAGGATGTTCACAATTTAAGGAGGGCTGTAAATTATTTGGACAAACATGGTAATAATAGTTGACACGCCACAACTCAGTATGGTATAATTCACTCGTTGCGTAGTTGGTAGTATCTAATCAAGCTCTGTAGTAGTACGTAAGTAGTACTACAGAGCGTAGATTAGACTAGGGGAATGATCCCCACTCGTGGCTGCAATGGTGCAGTATTTAAAAGGAGAACAGAATGAACGATCCGATTTACATTTCCGGCAAGTGCCACTATGCCTCAATCATCGAACCGAACACCAAGTTCGATCCGGTTTGGTCTATACAGGTTGAGGTTAATGATGACAACCGATCAGTTATCGAGGGAGCTGGTCTTCCTATTAATAACAAGGATGACGACAGGGGTGATTTTGTTACCATCAAACGTAAGGTTCTTCGGGCTGATGG